CTCGTGTGGGTGAAGACGATTTTTACCAGCGGGTAATGGAACAAATAGATGAAGATATTTTACGTGTAATTAGGTTTCCTGCGATTATTGCAAATGAAAAGGGAGAACCTGAACCGTTATGGCCTGAGATGTTTCCTATGGAAGCATTAGATAGGATTCGTCGTAAAGTTGGTGAAGAAGCATGGTCGCGTAACTATATGCAAGAACCTTCTAGTTCTTTAGAAGCTACTTTCACGGAAGAATCTATACAAAAATGTTTGAATCCTTTGCGTTCTACTTTGCATAATCCACCTGATAATTCTACTGTTTATATTGGTTTAGATCCTGCGCTTGGTTCTAATAATTGTGTTATCGCGGCTACACCACATGAAGGAAAATTAAAGATTCTTTTTGTTCGAGAAGATGTCGGACTTACACGTAATGAGCAGATACTCGGAATTGTAGAAGATGCAATTTTAAGATGTATGAAAAATGGAAGCACAGTTTCAGATGTAGTTATAGAAGCGATGGTGTTTCAAAAAGGATTATCGCGTGATGAACGTCTTATAGAGATGACTGAACGATACGGTTTCCGTGTGAGAGAACATTTAACTGGTGTTAATAAATATGACGAAACTATAGGTGTTCCTTCTATGGCATTATCATTTATGCGTGAAGAAATAGAAATCCCATATGCAGATGATCCTGCTACTAGGCATCAAGCAGATCAGTTAATTCGTCAGCTAAAATCATGGCGACCATTAAAACGTGGTACTCAACTTAGACAGGATCAAGTTATGGCTCTTTGGTTTATATGGATTTTATGGAGACAAAGAAAACAATCATTTAGCCTTGACTCTTCACAATTCTCGTTTAAGGCACTACCTTGGAGTAGAACTAAAAAACCGACGAAGGTGCTTTGATGGCGTATACGTTTGATGAAATAGTTGGCATTATACGCCAACGAGAAAATGCACAGACTCCTGTGCTTAAAAAAATGATCGAAGTTAAAGATCGTTATAACGGTGATTATGTAATTCCTTTGCCGACCTTAGACGAAGAGCCGATACTACCGCCACTAACTCCTTCATTAATTTCAGAAAATATTGATGCGATTGCTCAAAGAGCCGCGTCTGTATCTCCTTTTATTGGATGCCCTGCTTTAGACGGGTTTAAAGAAAGAGGAGTTCGGTCACGCGAATATGGTGATATTAGACGAAGAGCGTTAAAAGCTACGTGGGCAGATCAAAACATGAAATTAAAACTGCGTAGGGCTTATCGGCATCTTGCAGGATATGCGACTACTTGTTTGGTAGTTACACCAGATTTTCAAAAAGGCGCACCAAAGATTGAAGTTCGTGACCCGTTAGGTGTATACCCTGAACCTAAAGCATACGAAGATTATTCGTTGCCAAGAAACTGTGGATTCATTTACGGTAAATCAGGTGACTGGCTACGCGCACATTACCCTACCGCTAGGCAAGAGAATGGCGGACCAATAGGTAGCGACGAGATCGCTGTTCAAGAATTATGGGATGTCTGCGAATGGATAGACGAAGAACATATTGTTATCGGAATAATGGGGCAAAGATACCAGCAAGTTAATAGATATCAACAACCTGCCCATAGTGCGTCGATGGAACTATCACGCGCACCTAATAAAGCAGGAATGCCATGCGTAATTATTCCGGGTCGTGTTTCTTTAGACAAGATCGCGTCATCGGTTTCTAACGTAGTTGGCATGGTTGATTTGATGGCTAAATTGATGGCTCTTGAAATTATCGCTCAAGAAAAAGCTATCTTCCCAGATCGTTACATTATTGGTCGTTCGGGACAAGTACCTATGATTGTTGGTGGCGAATGGAAAGATGGTCGTGAAGGTGAAGTGAATGTTCTTCTAGATGCAGAATCTATAGGTGAACTTCGATCGTCACCGGATCAGACTACAAACATTGCTATTGATCGTTTAGAAAGAAACGCAAGAGTTTCAACTGGTACTGTCCCACAAATAGGAGGTGAGTCATATGGCGCTCTTCGGACTGGTCGGGGCATTGACGCTCTTATGGGTGCTTCTTTGGATCCGCGCGTCCAAGAAGTACAAGAAATTATGGAAACGCATCTTCGATATCTGAATGAATCAATCTTTGCTTGTTACGAAGGATATTGGGGTAATAAACAATATTCGATGTACACAGGACAAAGTGGAGATACAAGTCACGTTGAGTTCACACCGAACATTCATTTTGAATCTAGACAAAACACCGTATCTTATTCAGTTCCGGGTGCAGACACACAAGGAACTACTATCCAACTTGGACAGTTGCTTGGCATGAAAGGAATAAGTTTACATACGTTCCGTAGTAAACATCCATTCATTGACGATCCTGAAGCTGAGGGTAGACGCATAGATGAAGAAGCATTAGAAGAAGCTGTTATGGCTTCTTTAAGTCAGCAGGCTTTAGCTGGTGCTTTACCTGTTGTGTACCTTGCTAAAGTAGAAAAGCATCGCAAAAAAGGATTAGATATTTTTGGTGCTATCGAAGAAGCAGACCAAGAGATACGTGAAGAACAAGCGGCGGCGGCTCCCCCACCAGCAGAAGGACAAGTAATAGCTCCTGAACAAGCGATGGGTCTAGCTGGAGGACCGGAAACTGTAGCCGCGCAAGGAGCGCCAGCAGGTCAACGACCTCCTCCTCCTGAGCAGATGCAACAAATGGCTAGAGCATTGAGAGGCTAGAATGCCTAGAAACTATAAACAAGAACCACCACCAATTTCCGATTCGGGTATTAACGAACTTGGGTTTGGTGGTGTACAAGCCGCAGAACAAGCAGAAGCTTCTTTGGCTTCTAATGCACAAATGGATACTGCTACAACTGGCGGTAATGTCACTATGGCTCCGCAACAGGGAGATGTTGATTCTGTTGTAGCACAGTTACAAAATTTTACTCCGCAGTCTCAAGGTATGATAGCGGATGATGATAGACCAGATTTGCCTTTAACAGATGGGTTGCCTATAGGTGCAGGTGCAAGCCCTGCATCACAGTTAATTCATAAACCACATATCATTGATCGTGTTGCGGCTGAAACAGGTAATATGCATATGCGTAAAATGGCCAACAGGATGATGCAAAATCGACGATGACAAGTATATTTGATGACGATTTAACAACATGGGATCCTGATGACTTAGATATGTCCGGTCAACCCGGACAGCGTTCTTATAATTCTAGTGCTGGTACATCTATTCAAGATATTACTGACGCTCAACTTATAGATTCTCGTTTAATGTCAGCAACATCTATTGGTCAATTCTCTAGATTAACTGAAGTTGATCCTGATATGAGTCAGATTATCTGGGATTATGCTAGTGATTTTTCTATAAGTAACGAAGAGTTTTTTAATCAAATTTTAGACTTGCATCAAATTAATGGCATGGGTCAACTTGTTAAAGATTTTCAAAGTATAGATAACGCTACTTTAGAAAAGATGCGGTGGGTTCAAACCCCGCAACTATTTAAAGATTTCATGTTAGCTGGAGGTTATCAAACAAGAGATTTACGTGATGCAACATCAGGAAAAGGGAAAAGTTTGATGGAACAATTTTTTTCTCTTTCATGGTTAGGAGATGACATTGAAGACTCTATTGGTAAAGTCACGGGAGCAGTCGGTACACCTATACGTTGGGCTGGTCGAACCACTTGGGGTAGTTTAGAAGATTCACAAGATTTTCTGTCGCATCAATTTCGTGCGTATCTGATTGCTCAAGAAGATACAAGAATCTGGGATCCTACATGGCTTAACCCTGCTAAATATTATGGTAAAGGTGGGTTTCTAGATAGAACAGACGATGCTCCAACAACATGGTCTGCTGAAGATATAGACAAAATAAACGACGCTTTTCCTGATGATACACGCAGATGGTTAGCTAGAGAAACTCTCGGATATGGTGATTTTACTGGGCGTATAGCTGATCTTGTTGATGAGCAATTCAAAGAAGAAGGTATAGTTCCAGATCAATTTACTCCTGAATGGGGTGAAAGATTCTTTGAATACTACGACTTAATAAACACTCAAGAATGGGCTGAGCTTTACAACACGATGGGAGCAGGAGCTTATGCAGGTGCGCCACCCGGCTCTATGGAAAGTCTGATTTTAAAAGATTGGAATAATTCTGCTCAATTTAATTGGCAGAAAATGAAACCCGGAAGTGCGGCCGCTCAAATTTATTCAGGAACTTTGGGGATGATCTATAGGATTGCTTACGATCCTTACAATATTGCTTTTATGGGTGTTGGTGCAGGAGCGCAAGTAGGTGTAGTTGCTGGTAAAGCGATGTTAAATCAGACAGATGATATGGTCAGGTTGCTTCGTATGACTAATGCTGTTGATGAAAGCGGTGATGTTTTAAAACTTAAAGATACATGGCGTGTTGGTGATGATGGAATATTTACAGCAGAACAGCTTGGTCTTGAAGTTGGGCAAACAGTAAAAGTTAAAGATCTTGTACGTGCAGTAAGAAAACAAGCTGAACATGCACAGTATGGAGAAACCATTGTTAATGCCGCTAAAGGTACTACTAGACCAACGACTGCTCAAGTTGCTACTGCTTTAAAGTATGGCAGGTTTGGTTACCTTGCGACTCCACAAACTGTACGTGATGTTTTGTTTTTGCGTAAGATTAGGCAAATAGGTGGCACTCTTGATTGGTTGTCTAAGTCATATAAGTATCATTTTGCTTTAAAAAGCGGAATCGAAGCTTTAATGAAATTAGAAAATATTGATTATCAAACTGCACGGGCGCAAGTTTTAAAAACAATAGAAGATTTAGAAGGTGCTGGAGTTGCGGCTGAATACAGTACAGCATTCCGTAATCTTAATAATATAAATCCCGGCATTAGAAGACTTTTACCTGCTATGCAAAAATGGCATATAGAACAGTTAGAAGCAGGGTTAGAAGGTTTCGGTACTTACGATAGAATGCTCGATTTTTTAGAGCAGAATCTTGGTGAAGTATTAGCACACACAAATCAACTTTCTCCAAGAGGGTTTAAGTTTCCTACAGTTTCAGCACGGCAAAGATTTATGGGACGCGCAAAAATAGGTGGATTAGATGCGTCTAATAAAGGTCGTAATTTAACACCACAGCAAATGGATGATCTTCTTGGTCATGGTGTTTCAGTAATGAAACGTCGGATAGATGACACAGCAGAAGAATTAGCTCGTGCGGTTGAACAAAACTTTGATGTATCTCCTGCGGCTTTAGCAGACGATGGTGTCATAACACCATTAGATGATATTTTGGCACGTTTAAATGACGAACAACGGTCCATGTTACGTGAAGTATTTTCTGATCCTGAGAGTAGAACCGTACAGATGATAAGAGAACTTGTTCGGACTAGAGGTGTTGCTCCTGTGCCTATGGGACAAGAAGCAAAGGTTCGGATAATAGATCAAGTTCTTAGACGTAACTATAAAACGAATATTAAATTTGCTGAAGGTGTAAATACTGATAAAAGACTTAAAGTTCTATCAAGATTTATTGATGAACTTTTAGAGGTTACTCTTAATAATCTTAAAAAAGAATTTGAAATAAATGACATTTATAGTTTATCTAATAAACCTGACGGTCTTGGTAAATTAAGTAGGTATGGTCGGGCTGGTAGAGCATTTGTTAAAAGCCCATTACGAGCATTTGGTATCCTTTTAAGAAACGCAAGATACGCCCCTAAAGGTGGACCTGTAGCATTAGATACAGTCGGTGGATACGAAAACATGATGCGCTATTTTGACATGGGGTATCTCGCGCATTTACCTGATGAAGTCATTGAGTATTACCAAATTAAATATTTATATGGAACTCCCGGTGAACGACTAAATATAGTCACAGAGTTTATATCTGATTTCTTATCTAACAGTGGTCTATTGAGTATTACTGATCCGTCGATTGAACGAATGTATATGACATGGGTTAAACGAATGGAACATGCATACGGTGTTTCAGGAGCCGATGCTGTGAATGTGATGGAAGACACAAACAGGGCTGTATTTAAAAGTGAAATGGCTGAACAAATGCTTTTGCCTGACATACATGAAATGATGAAAGCGTCACGACATTTAGGTTGGTGGAGAAGAATAGGTATATCTCCTTCTGCTGATTTTGTTAATTCACAAATAGGTACATATTGGAAACCTGCTGTGTTAATAAGGATGGGTTTTATTCCTAAAACTGCTGGCGAAGAAGCATTTTCTTTTATTTTAAGAAATGGTATTCCTGATTATTTAGCGGCAAAACTAGGGCCAAGAGGCGCATCTTTATATAAAACATGGGATTCTAGCACTGGTAAAAGAATATGGTATGACGGTAAAAACCTTCAACAGTTAGAACGTTATCGACGCGCTAACCCTATGAAACCTATTTTATGGTTTTTAAGATCATTCGGACCTAGAGAAGTTGCTTTAAGAAAAGTTATCGCACGACAATTAATAGAAGAATATGGCCAAGCGTGGGTAAAACTTTCTGAGGCGCAACAACAAGATCTTATATATAAGCGTTTAAGTATGTTGTTAGCTAATGCTACTGATGTTCCATTAAAAGGAAAACAAAATTTTCATAGGATGTATGTTTACAACGTAAACATGTTCGATGAATGGGCTAGACAAAAACATCGTTGGGTTTGGGAAAGATATAACGAAATATTTAATGGGCGAAACAGATCATATAACACTGTAAGACCATCTACACCAAATGTTACAAATCCTAAAAGAACTACAGGAACATTTACTGATAGAGTTACAGATCCCGATACTGGTATTCAATACGATTTACCACCAGATGCGTGGGTTAAAGCTAAACAAAGAACAGATCGTTTAGCTGAAAAAGTAGCAACAAATCTTGTCGGCCCTGAACATGTTGAGTATTTAATTAAAGCCGCACGTATTTGGATGCTTCATCCAACCGCAAGAAACGCAAGTGCTAATGTTATGGCTAGTACAGTTTCAAAAGCTTACTCAGGAGAAACTGCCGCTGAACAAATAGCACGAGAAAGTATTGATGCTATCAATGGTTACTCGCCGGATCATGTTCATTTATCTTTAGGTTACGATAGACATATTTATGAAACATTACCTAATCCAGCGCAAGGCGGTTTAGGAGACACATCGCCAATGTTAGGTGCAGATTTCCCAAGAGCTACTTACATTATTGGATGGCGTATACATGATGATCCTGCATCTTTAGCCGCCGCTAAAGTTTTATTAAATGCTAACCCTGTAGAGCAAGGTAGAAATGCACGTAATTTAGTCAGATTTATTTCAGGTTCAGATAAAGCTGGTGCAGACAATGCACAATTTTATCAAATGTTTGCACGGGAACTTGATTACATGCCTTTTGATATTAAAAGCATTTTGAGTCAAGCACATAAACGATCTCATAATGGGCATGGATGGGATGTAGGTGCTGATTTAGTAGCACCTCATACAGCGCATGAAGCCAAACTTTTATCTAAAGAAGAGCGTATGCGACGCGCTATGTCAGATAGAGATTATAACGAAGCACGTAGAGTAGGTGCTGAAATTGAAGCAGGGCATGAATGGAACTGGTTGGATGATTTATCTGACGAAGAGTTTGCAGTATATGAAAGAATCAATTACATCTTTTCACAAGCAACAGACTGGGATCCAAGTATTGTAGAACGAATCCAATTAGGTGAAGCATTAGCTTATGAAGAACTTTTCACAATGCCGTCAGAAAATGCACTGGTACAAATGTTTACTGACGACATGTTAGCTAGACCGTTAGATCAATGGATTGATGTTTATAAATCATTAGGAAGAGATCGTGTTTTAACACCTCGTGAAGCTAATGCTATGAATCTTGCACATTGGACAATGTTCCCTCAAACTTCACGATACGGAGTTCATAGGTATATACCTGTTAAACCTTTAGCTGGGTTAGACAAATCTGCTCCGTTACCCGGAATAGGATCGAATACTAAATGGGTTCCTGCCGCTGAAGGTACTGCTGATGGAGCATTAGATTCAATAAGAACTGGTAATACGTTCTTACATACAGGCGATACGCTTGTACCAGAATTACCTGTACCTAGATTAGATATTTTTAGAAACGATTTAGACGGACAAGATATTTTAAACGGTGTGCTTGCAGGTAATAAAGAACAGCGTTTAATGCTTTACAACATAAGCGATATGGATATGAGTATTTTAACAAGTGTAGGTGACGATCCTACTTTGTTAAGAGCGTATGCTCAGGAAGCCGCTTATTCTAAATTAATTCAACCAATGTATTCTTCACAGATTGATGACTCTGCAAGAATGTCAAGAGCAGTTGAACAAGGAAGACCAGCAGATCATACATCTCTTTACGTGCCGGTTATAAGAACAGAAATAGTTGAATCGCTTGTAGCTACATTACAAAACCCTGAAGTGTCTATAGAATTTGCAGAATTTTTAGTTACAAAATTGATGGCTATTCCGAATAAAAGAAAAAGTTTAAGTACTGCTATTCCTATAGGTGAGTTAAGTGATCCTAAATATGCAAGACTACTTGCTGACGAAATAGTTGATTTATTGAATCCTCTTAATGACCCTGTTGGTGGAGGATTAGGGCCGGAAATTTACTCAACAATAGCTGATGATGCTTTAGAAATGATGTCTCTTGTTGATGAGACTAATGGTGTTTACTTCCCAACTATGATTATGTTAACTGATCCTGATATAGCTCGTGTTGTATCTGAAGCAATTACTGAATTTGCTTCTGTTAAACAAATGGGCAAAACAGGTATTAGTTTCAGAGAAACTCCAGCTTTGAACTTTGCAAGAGTTGATGTGCATACTAATGCGTTTACTGGTAAAACAAAAATGCATTTACCGGAAGAAAATACTGTTTTAGGTATACCTGATGGGACAGAAATACAAATAACAGATGATGTTGTAGCAGAGATTCAGGGTTTTAATAGAGACATTAATCCTAATTACAGGCATGATCCTTATGCTCCTAACAATCATCCATTGTATCGTCCACCAAATATAGGTGTGTATGGTACTTCTCATAGATCAGAACGGATATGGCCTGCTAGTCCATGGGAAGGAGAAGGATTCGCTACTCGTCCTGTATACGGAACAAGTGATATGGGAAGCCTTAATTTACATCCTGTTACAAATGAGACTAAAGAATATATAGAAATTACTGTTCGTAGTGGACCTAATAAGGGTGCGCGTAAAACAATATCTCAAGATGAATACATGATTTATCTTGAAGAGTGGCCAACAGTTCGAGCTATGACATCAGACGATTTCAAAGCAGAAATTTTATACCCACATGATCTTGACCCTACTGGTAAACCATACGGCATGTCTAAAATGGGAATGAATAGTTTACGAGCAGATGCATTACCTACTGACCCTATTCCTATTTTTATAAATTTTGACGCTATTCTTGGCTGGGCTAATAGAAGAATCGTTACACAAGGCGCAGATTCATATAGTTCTATAGCTGTGCAAGCATTACAAGAAATGGGTATTGACCCGAATATGATGTTTGCATATTTGAGTAGCCCAACAACAAAAATTATTGCAGGGCAACTTTCTTTTGCTGACGAGTTTATAGAAATTGCTAATAAATGGTTAAAAAATCTTTACGGTGATGACGTTACTCTTCTTACTACAAGTTCTCGTTTAGAGGATTCATTAGCTGAAGCGGCATTTATTTGGGAACATGAAATTGCTCATGCCAGATTAAATCATGTAAGAAAAGAAAGACGACTTAATCCTGTTGAAGAATTAACAGTTACAGGTGTTAAAGAACAAATGGCTAACAGCATGGCTCTTAAAAAACTTGGAATCCCTGACGAAGCTCTTTCAATGAATCCTGAAGAAATTATGTATATGC